AACATACACTTTCATTGCGCTGTTCAATGTACCAACAAACTTGGTGTTTGTAGGTGCTTCGAATGTACCTTCTGTTGTACGAGCAAATGCGCTTGTAGTAGCAGATTGTAGGATTGTCAATGCAAATGGTGATACAACAGCATAGTTACCAGCACCACGACGTGTACGCTGAGCGATCAAGTTGCTTACGCGATTGATCTGAACAGCTAAAGCGGCGTGTTCGTCACCAACGAATGTAGCAGTACCACTTACAGCGGCCTGGTCATAAGTTTGTGTAGCAGAACCAGCTAAACTTGTTAGAGATGCTAGGATCTCTTGATCAATTTCAGCTGTGATTTCTTGAGCCAATGCGGCCATAACTTCTGCTTCAACGTCAATACCTTGTTGGGCTTGTGCGTCTTGAGCAGCCTCAAATGTCCAGCGAGCTGATAACTTACGTGTCTTAGCTTCAACTGTTTGTTTCAAGATCTGAATGCTCATTCTGTTACCAGCTACGCCTTCTAGAGAAGCTGTTGCGGCAGCTTTACCAGTTGATGTATTGCCAGAATAAGCTTCTGCAATCTTGAATGGGCTCAATGCCTCTTCACCAGCTACAACAGAAGCATTGCTTGATGTGTCAGCATAGCGAACACGCAAAGTGTGAATCTGTCCAACTGGACCAGTCATTGGTTGTACACCAACTAACTCGTTAGCGATAACGGTTGGCATAACGCGACGGATCACTGGAAGGATCACGCGATTTAGTGTTGCAACGTTGCCAGCAGAAGTAGCACCAGCAGTTGGGGATTCCATCAAATACTTGCGAGTATTCTCTAGGGTAACACCCATTACTGATTTTTTAGTGCCTTGTAAGCCTTCTAATAGGGCTTCTTTAGTCTCTGCCCAACGTCCGTTTAGTAGTTCTGACATTTAAATTCTCCTTAAATTTTTAGTCCTGCGAGTCTGCGAATGTCAACAATATTGCTGTTTTCGCTCTCACTGCTACGTGGGTTGTTGGAAATTTTATTTCCTGTAACTTCTTTTGCCTCTACTAGTGCCTGTTTCTTCTGCGGAGCATTGCCAGCGATTACAGCTGGAAGATACTTTTCAAAACTTTCGTTAAGACGAGTAGTCTTTACAGTCTCCATCAATTCGCCCATGATCGCACGTTGTTCCTTGTTTAGAGGAGCAAGTAGTTCTGCCATGATTGCTTTTCTTTCTGTAGCTTCTTTCAAAGCACGGATTTCTGTATCTTTACTTTCTAGGATTTGTTCAGCAGTAACAATGGCCTGTGCGGCTTCTTGCATTGCCAAATCTTTTAAGTCTATGACTTTGAGTAATTTAGAAGTTTCCGATTTTTCATTTAGATAACTCGCTTGATACTCAGAAGCAAAAGCTTCGAATAACTTGCGACCAAAATCAGCACGACGAGCGGCTTCGATGTCTTCTTTCAATGAAGTGATTTCAGAAGTTAAGTTCTGAGTCACTACTGATTCCACCATCTGTGCGGCACGTTGTACAAATTGTTGTTTTACCTTCTTGATTTCTTCACGACCTTCACGAACTAGACGAACTTTCGTTTCAGCTAGGTCCTGCTTGTCTTTATAAAATTCTGCGATTTCTTGAGCAAGAGCTTCAACTACGAATTGTTCTAACTTTCCAAACTTGCTTGCCATTACTACTTGATCTTCGTGCAATTCTTTAACTTCAGAAGCCAGTTGACGTGTAACAAATTCCTTCATTACTTCAGCATCTTTCTTCATCTTTTTAGCATACTTGACTTTCATCTCTGCTAATTGATTGCGATCGTCGGCAAACTCAACAAGTTCAGCACTTAATTGTTCAGAGATCATGCGATCTACTGCTTCAATCATTGTGTTCTTGTCGTGTTCGTATTTTTGTGCAAATTCTTCGCGTAGTTGTTGAGTAGCTGTTTCTTTAGCTTCGATAATACGAGCTTCGAACGCAGACTCAATTGACTCTTTGATCTCCTCAGAAATCACGTTGTTTTCAAATAAACTTTTTAGCGCATCCAACATGTGATTCTCCTTGTTATTGGAGTTTGCTTATTATTGATAATAAGCTCTCTTTGAGATATTTCTGTGCTTTAGGATCNCCCTTGACCTCTTGCGCTATGCGTAAGGCACTTAATCCCCCTCGACTGTTCATCAAGTGTTCATAAATTGGTGTAGGATATGCTCCCGGAGCACTAGGTTGAGCTACCATATCTACTGTGATAATCTCAAAATCTGATACTTCACCGGATCCGTCTTCCTTGACGTTTCCGGATCCGCGACTTGAAACACCTAACTTGACTCCGCTTTCCAGCATTGTCTTGATTAGTTGTCCCATAGGGGTTGGTAAAATTTTCAGTTTACCGTAACCATTAGGACCGTCCATCCACATATTTGTTATCATGTGGCTCACACGGTCTAGGTTAATTTTTAGATCATCTGGATGATCCACTTCTCCGAGAACTGAATAACCGTTTTGAATCTGATCGTTTAGGGTTTTGACAGCCTTGCCAATCTCATTCACAGGGTAAACACGCTGGTTAGCGTTACGTATACCGCCCTGGATGCAAATCCCGGACATGTATAAGTTTTTCCCGTCTTTGTCATCAGACTCAACGATCATTTTTGCTTCGTTGAAACTGAGATTCTCTCGGAGATATAACATATTTTTCAATGTATTCTTCTATTATCTGGCACGGCTTTTTAAACCGTTGATAAGACTACCTGCACTCTTATCACCGTTGTCGCCGGAACCTTTCTTCTCAGCACCGTGACCAGGTTCTTTCTTCTTAAAACCAGTCTTACCAGCGTTGCCGCCTGGTACATTCACGTTGCCAAAGTTTTCTTCTTTGGTACTTGGATTGGCTAAACCACCTTGTGTGCCGCCCTTCTCTGTTGAGAATGACTTGGCAATGTTAGCAGTTGTTCCACCCATGTCGTTTTTACCAGCTACAGCTGAACGTGTGTTAACACCGTTGTCACCGTGTGTTGGCTTTCCAACTTTGTTTACATATTCCATCATTGGCATTTCTGGTTCCATATCCATGTCACCGCCCATGTCGTCACCGCCCATGTCGTCACCGCCCATGTCGTCGCCTTCGTCGGCTAGTAATTGTTCAAATTCTGCTTTTAGGTCTTCCAAAGCGTCTTCTAGATCCATAACGCGATCTTCCATGTCGTCGCCGCCTTCTTCGTCGCCCATGTCCATGTCCATGTCGTCGCCTTCTTCATCATCCATTGGGTCTTCGCTGTCGTCTGCTTCTGCATCATCTTCTGCATCGTCAGCACCAAACTGTTCTTCCATTCCTCCTTCTGCATCATCTTCTGCTGGAGCGGCTCCGGCAGCGTCATTAGCTTCTTCAGCTGTGAAGTCTTCTGATAGTAATTCTTCGTAGATTTCGCGAGATTTCGCAACTACGATATTATGAAAAATTTCTTTTGCTGTTTCTTGATCTTCATTGATCAATGCCTCAAGCATGGCTTCAAATTGTGCGCGATCAGTCATTGTTGATTCTCCTGTGATTGTGGTTACAAGGCTGTATTATATTTACACTTTAATTACAAAAGTGGGTAGATATAGTGTAAAAACAGTCGTTTTTAAACTTTTTATAGATTAGGCAGCTGGAGGAGGAGGTGCCGCATACATTGCTTGTATAAATTCTAGCTCGCTTTCCTGTTCCAAAATATGTGATTCACTGCTTTTACGTAGTTCATTTAGTTGTCGTAAAGTTAATCTTGTTTTACGAGTATCACTACGCTTCATTTCACCTGAATCGCGAGTTGGCTCATAGCGTAAATTGTTGGCCACACGCCGTGTGTCAGCATCTATGTAAAATAATTCGCGAAGTATCATGATTGTATTTATGCTGGAGCCGGTGCGGCGCCAGGTTGCGGTGCGGCTGCTGGAGGTGCTCCTGGCACGCCAGCTTCACCAGGTGGCATAGCCATGTCATCCGGTGCATCAAGATCACCAGCCATGCCCAAGTCGCCTTCAATACCGCCAGCACTTAGTCCTGCACTGCGCAATTCGCCTGCGGCATCAGTACTGGTTGTTTGGCCTTTGCCATTTTCTTCTCCCCACAAGCGTTCGTTTTCTGCAACTTCGTCGTCTGTGAGTCCCAAGAAGCGTTTCAAAGCAAATCGATTGCTGACAAATGGTATTGCTTGTATGGTGTTGAATGTGTTGATACGCTCTGCATCAATGCTGGCCTGTTTGCTACTTGCAAAATTTAGTGGTGGATTAAATGCCAGTTCAAACAAATTTGGATCAATGTTCATGCCTTTGCTGTGCATGTACATTTTAAATTCTTCGTCAAATACTGATGTAATTAGACTTTGCAAACGTTCGCAATACTTGTTAAAACGTAGTTCTTGAATGTATGCTGTGCCCACACGACCGTCATTGAAGTTGCTTTGACTGTCGTCTGCGCCTGTTGGCAAGTAACTACTTGGTATACGCAAGCCACGGAATAACTTGTTGGTGAAATACTTTAAATCGTCAATTTCTCCAATGTTTTTGCCGCCTTCCAACATCTTAACATCGGAACCTTTGCCGTCTGCTGTTTTAGGAAAGAAGTAATCTTCGTTGATTGATAGGGGATTGTATGCTGAATCAATAACATTTTGGCCGCCACCAGACTGGCTAGGTATACGTCGTTGATGTATTTCGTTTTTAACACGTTCTACAAATGCCATGGCCAAGTGACTAGGCATGTTGCCTACGTCAATACTGAATACTCTGCGCTCAGGAGCACGTTGTATACGATAGATTAAGATAGCATCTTCAAGTAATTCTTTTTGTTTGTACACTTTGAATATGTGTTCAAGCAAGCTGTTACCAAATGGATAATTGTTGTCTAATCCTTCGCTCAGCGACAAATGCACAATATGTTTTGAATCTATCGCATGTTCTGTTTGTTGCAATCCAAAACGATTACTGGACGAATTGCCGCCGCCTGCTCTTGATCCTGGTTGGCTTGTGGGATTAAACATGCCACTGGACATTGTGCCGTTGGC